CGATTAGGATTAGATGCTCCACCTAGTGCCTCGTCTGCTGGTGTACGTCCTGCAGTACAGTATGCACAAGAAGTATCAGCAGGTGTTGATGAAGCAGCGGCGCGTCGGGCTGGTGAGATGCCGCCGTCTACTGCTAGAGATAGAGCAGATATGCCTGTAGGTAGGGACATAGGCAGACAGGAAGAAATGACCCAAGAAGAAACAGGTCGTCGTGCTGCATTGCTTGCTGCATCAACAGAACAAAAACAACGTCAACAAGCTAAGCAGATGGGCTTTAAAGACGAGGACGTTGACTGGGCTATTCAAAACCTTCCTACTATTTCTGAGCGTAAATTTACGTATGACAACGTAGAGCAAGCTGCTGCTAGATTAAAAGCAGGCCCAATCGGAAGGGACTATGATACACTCGTAGACTTTGTTATGGATTACGATGGTATATTTGGACCAGAGCAAATGGAGGCATTACGTCCTTTGTTTATTGAAGCTAATAATAGAGTAGATCAGACCCTGAAGCAGATGCGTAAGCTGAAGAAAGACGGTCAAGCTGATAGTGCTGAGATGGTTAAGTTAGTAGAAGACCTGTACTTTAATAATTATATTGCAGAAATGCAAAGAACTAACGGTCGTGCCGCTTCTCATGTATTACTACAAGCTAAAAAGACTAAGCGTTTTGTAGCAGAAAATACACGTCGTGTTAATCGCAATCAACTAATCACCAACCTGTTTGGAGTTAAGTGTGGCTAGAAAAGTTATATCAAAAGAATGTGAAGAAAGCGTTAACAGGCTCCTTTCTGCCGTTGACTCTATGCCTGAAGAGTTTGATTCTATACGTCCAGAAGTTATACGTCAGCTTCTTAATGACGGTGGATCTAAGAATTTTAATATTGCTACTGTTATTTCTGCTCTTCATAATAATGCGTTGCTTGCATCAACAGGTATGTTCATGGCTAACATAGGGTCAGCAATGGCTCAAGGTCTTTTGTACGTTCCTAACTCTATGATACGTAACGGCGCAGTAAATACCTATGCTGCCTATGCTGCTGTATTGGGAAAAGATGCACAACTAACTACTAACATGCTTAGGTACTTTAAGTCTGCTATGAAGACAGGTATTGCTTCTGATGTAGAAACAGATATTAGAATTGTAGCTGAACGTGCTGGCTTGACAGAAGAAAAACTAAAAGAAAAAGCTAAAGAAGCTTATGTTAGATCGTGGGCTGCAACAGACGATAGTATTACTGAAGCAGACATAAAAGCGTTTGTTGATTCTATTAACCTTACAGATCAAGAAGCTGTTAGATTTTTTTCTGACATAGAATTCATGGCAAACCAACGGGTGCCTGATAAACTAAAATGGATTACTATTCCTCAACGAGGTGCTGTTGCTATTGATGAAGCGGCTAAAGTATTTTTTAGAACTTTACGTGTTTCTGAAATGGCGCGTAAACAAGCACTTCAGCAGGCTAAGGTAACAGGAAGATCAGTTGATGAGTTACATGCTGAGTATTTTTCTGATGTGATGAATGCACATAACGCACGATATCAAGGAGAGATGGACTTAGCAAAAGAAATAGAAACTACTTCTAACTTTAAAGCTGTTCGTGGTGCTACTGCTGCATTAGAAAAAAAGACTAATGAATTCTTTAAGCCTTTGTTTGCTGACGAAGATATTCCTTACGAAGATATTAGAGAGTTTGCTTTAAACCTTACGTTCCAAAGAAGATTACCTAGCGATATTTCTATATCGGCTCCTGTAACAGGGCTGGTTAATTTATTAGGCAGGGCTAAAGGTAAGATGGGTAAGGAGTATTCTTTAGGAGAGAACGTAGCGGGTGCTGTAGTTAGTACGGCGTTCCCTTTTACTAAGACTCCGTATAACATTGCAATGGACGGTATGTCTTATACTCCTCTTGCATTGATACCTTTCTTTAGACCTAAAATTCTTAGAAAGAAAATGAGAGACGGTAAGATAGTTACTGAAGCTGGTTACCAAGAAGATTACTTAACAAGAGTGGCTATTGGCTCAGCGTTTATGATGGGTATCGGTACCTTGTTTGCTACACAGAATGAAGAAGGTCTTCCTTTTATAACAGGTACTCCTAAAGATTTAGAAGAAAGACGCAGATGGCAACAATCGGGTATACCTGAAAGGTCTGTTCTTGTTGGTGATGTCTATGTTCCTTTTGATCGCATAGAACCTATAGGAGGTTTTCTTGGTCTTTATGTAGACGTAGCAGAAGCTGTGTTTAGAGAAAGGGACTTTGAAGATCCTGAAGAAACTCCAGCAATAGACATGATTGATGAGATGATGATTGGTCTTCTTAATGCATCGTTAAATAAAACAGTGCTTGAGTCTGGTATACGTTTCTTAGATAACTTTAGATACTCAAACAAAAGTTTAGTTGAAGGGGCTATTGCTTCTGGTGTTGACATTAGTAAAGGATTTATTCCTACTGGTGTTTCTGACTTAGCACGTATTCTAGACGAAGAAGAACGCATAGCTAAAACAGCCTACGAGAAAATAATACAGCGTGTGCCAGGATTAAGAGAAACACTACCCGAAGCTACTCCTCAGTTTGAAGGTGTAGACATGAATCAAAATCTCTTTGAGATTATTACAAAGATGAACTTTGTTCCTACTAATCAATCTCAAGTGCAGAAAGAGATATACAGAAAAGAAGCTAACATTCCTGTTATTGATAGTGAGTTTGTTGGCGTGAAGCTAGATGGTAAGGAGTTGTCGTTACTTAGAGAGCTTGCTGCTCCTTATCAAAATGCAATGCTTGGTGCGCTGGTTACATCAGGTGAGTATAAACTAGCTGGTAATGAGTTTGGTGCATCAAGACAAAGAGTGTTAATAGAAGACTATGCTTCTCGTTCTGTGCATCCGGGTAGAAACAAACAACTACTTGCTAAGTTTATTCAGGAAGGTACTAAACGTTTTGGTCCTAACTGGGTAAGAAGTATACAGGCTAGGAAGTTTAACGAAAAGATTAGGCAGAAAGGATTACAAGACTCTCAGGAGTTTATGAATACTGTCTATTAAAAAAGGGGCCGAAGCCCCTATCAAGTTACAACTCACAGTTATTACCCGTGCAGGCTAACTGCTGAGACCCTTCCGTCATGTCAGAGTTCTCAGAGATGTTCCAATCAATCGTCTCTGGGAATTCCTCCTTTAGCTTCTCATAGGTCTCTACGTCGATGGGTTCATAAGGAGCCTGTTGGTACGTGTGTTCGGAATAAGGCAGAAAACTAACACCGCTTATCTTATCGAACTTGTTGTACAACCACTGACCTACCTCAAGGAACTCATCATCACGATAGTAACACGTCATTGATGGTTTGTGTTCACACCAATAGTCTTGGTATATCTCCCATAGTTCTAACTGTTCCATAGCACCCATCTCAGAGGCCACCACAGCCCCGTCAGGAGACTTTATAGGGAAGGAGAATACCTTGGTACTGGGTGACATTACGTCGTCTTCTACGGGGATTCCAGCTGCTTCCAGTACTTGACACAGTGGGTCTCTTGCATCTGCTCGTACTCTTCTGATGTACTGATGTGCGTATCGTGGATGGATACCGCTAGCAGAATCCACCAGTTGACTAACAGTACCAGAAGGCTTAACGGCGGTGATAGCGCAACTAGTATTAATAGCCAGTCGGTCAGCCCATGATTTATTCGTTCTGATAGACTCTTCACGTAACTCAGTAAGCCATGTTTTGAGGACACCTTTATCTCTCCTTCCCGATAGAGTCGGGTGATCCATGATACCAGTAAGCGATACTCCTAGTAATGCTTCTTCCTCTGTGTTGTTCTTCCATACCTTACGTAGGTAACGGAAGTCAGTCAAGGTAGCCTGTAGAGTTCCAAGGATAGTCGCAACACGAACTTTTCGTTTGAGGTCTGACAGCGTATCGGATGCCCTGACAACAACTTCTGATAGATTGCAGAATTGGTAAGGTCGTAGGATGATTTCGCTACATGGATTAGTTCCAAAATCATAGGTAGCATCTCGTCGCTCGTTCTTTGCAGCTTGTTTTTGACTTGCAACTCTAGAGAACATACCTCGCTCTCCGGAGCGGGACTCGTATAAACTTTTCCACTCATTTAAAAATGCCTCAAAATCTGGCTTCTCTGTGTAACATGCGCTGTTGTTGGCTAGGCCACGTTGAGGATTGTCTTGCCACCATTGGCCTGACTTACATCTTCGGAGTCTATCGTCAGTGAGGTTAGACAGACTGATGAGAGCACTTCTTCTAACCCCACCGACGACGACGATTTGTGCAATCTTACAGCAGATATCGTGGCATTCAATTGAGGAGAGCTTACGTCCAGCAGCTTCCCGAAAGACCTCAGTGGTGAACTTAAACAAATCAACAAGAGGCTCAGGACCAGACGCTCTACCCCCGAAGGTTCTAAGTGTGGCGCCTGCAGGTCGTACTCTAGATATGTCCCACTTTGGAAGCTGACCCGAATAGAGCAAGCTAATAAGTTCTCTGTAGGCTTTAGCCCAGCCAATTTTAGAGTCGGTGACGTGTATAACGGTATCGGTGTCATGAAAATCCTCCGCTACTTCAGGTAGCTTTGATACGTATTGACGTTCAACGCTGAAGCCTACGCCTGTACCGCACATCAGGACGTACATCATCTCGTCAAACGCTTTGGGGTGGTCGATCGGCATGTAGGAGCAGTTGAAACCAGCGACGTTGTCACGGTCCAAAGCTTCCCCTGCAGTCATAAGCGCCCTCATGGAAGGCATGACATCCAAGTTATGAATGTCTGCAAAGATGCCATTGGCTTCCTCAAGAGTAAGCTTGTCTTTCTCTATCCAGAAGTTTAGGTATCTGTCTATGGTTTCTTCCCAAGTCTCCCGTCGCTGTTCTTCTGGCAGGTAACGAGCGTACCGTGACTTGTGAATGTATTGTTGATAGGCGTCCATTAATTTTCCTCTTCAAAATATCGTTTACAAAACACCTCTGTTACTTCCTCTTCTACACAAATCAAAGAACCGTACATAGGTATGCACCTTTCCCTTACAACCGTGTACGAATCGTATTCAGCACAGATCCTTGTGTCAGGCTCAGTCACACACCCAGACAGGAGAGGCAGTAGAAGTAGTCGTTTCACTGGTTTATCTCCTTAATAAGTCTTTCAATGTACCAGCGGCACTTACGTAAGTCCTCCACGGGCTTGCCTTTGTAATCGTACCGCCAGAGGTACTTTAGTGCGTTACCCTTGAGATAACCTGTGAACTCATGTTCAGGCATAGATGCTTTGATAGCTTCGATAGCTTCAATAGCTCCTTTGTTGTAGTGGTCAGGTTTCTCTACTGGGTCAGGTACTGCTCTCAAACTGTCCCACTCTTGTGGTGTAGCGTCGTCAATACTCATTCCATCTCCTTAAACTTGTAGACTTTTTCTAGCACACGATCTGCAAAACGCTCTACCAAATCCTCTGCTGTTATCTCTAGTGCTTCCATGATTGTTACCTCATCGTAGTGTTCGGCAACGTGCTCTAACAACTCGTCGAACGTCATCCATACTTTCTCCTGAGGTAGTTGATGCTGATAGGTAGTTCGTCAAAGGATCCGTTGTCTACTTCATTCAACATCCAGATACCTGACCAGCTACCGTTAGTCTGGGGGTTTAGATAATCTTCAGAATGAGTATAAAAAATGCCGGCGAACAAACCAGTAATACTACTTCCATCTGCTTTTCTTGCATAAGCTATATCCCTATCCTGAACATGTCCCATGATACACGACATAAACTTTTTCTGCAACATGAGCTTTGCAGTAGTAACAGGACGACCCATCACACCACTGGTAAAGTAATGGCAGTACGCTATACCGTCGATGATAATGGGTTGTAAGAACGGTACTACCTCCCAGCTATCTAGATAGAAGTCGTTGTATGACATCAGTCCATCTAGCTTGGAGTCTGATTCAATAGCCCGTTCTATTCTGTACTCGTGGTTGCCTAGAAGAAACACCATGCGAGGCTTCCACAGTCTTT